CGGGGCCCGGCACCGATGGCATCATCGGCCTGTCGATCATCACGCAGGCTCGCCAGGCGATCGGCCTCGGCTTGGCGGCTGAGCAGTTTGGCTCGCAATTTTTTGGCATGGGTGGACGCCCCTCGGGTGTCCTCGAGCATCCCGGTCGACTCAGCGACGACGCCAGGGCACGCCTCCGCGGTGATTGGGAACGCCTGCACTCGGGCATCGACAATGCGCACCGCGTCGCCATCCTCGAGGAGGGCATGAAATGGTCGACGACATCGATCCCTCCTGACGACGCGCAATTCCTCGAGACTCGCAAGTTTCAAATCGAGGAGATCGCCAGGTGGTTCAACATGCCACTCAGCAAATTGCGATCTCCAGAGTCAGCGAGCTATAACTCGCTCGAGCAGGAAAACCTCGCTTTTCTGGGCGAGACACTGCGTCCATGGCTCGTCAGGATCGAGCAGGAGATCAGGCGCAAGCTGCTCGATGATCCGGCGACCTATGTCGAGCACAAGGTCGAGGGACTGCTGCGCACCGACATCGCCGGCAGGTACAACGCCTACTCGATCGGTCGCCAATGGGGCTGGCTCAGCGTGAACGAAATTCGAGCCTATGAGGGCCTCGACCCTGTCGACGGCGGAGATATTTATCTCTCGCCGCTGAACATGGCACCGATCACGGCGAATACAGTACAGGAGCCTGTCGCATCGAGTCAGGCACTCTCTCCCGATATGCCTGCCGCTCCCGCCGTCGATGTCGCCGCGACCGCGCTCAACGGGGCGCAGGTCACCTCGCTGCTCGAGATCGTCACGCAGGCGAGCCAGGGACTGATCACGATCGACACGGCCAAGGCTCTCGTCGCCGCGGCATTCCCGATGCTCTCGCAACAGACTGTGGATGCGATATTCGCGAGGATGATCATCGCGCCTGCGCCAGCGCCAACACCACAAGCCGCCAGTTTGCGAGCCGTACCCGCAAAATACGCTGATATCAATTTTTCCCCGCCCCAAGGGGTGCGCGACGCCCTGCGACGCGGCCTCGAGCTGCACGATCAGGGATTCAGTGGTGATGGCCTCCAGCCTGACACCGTCGCATGGGCGTCGCGCATGGCATCAGGCGAGCCAGCGTCTCCCGAGAAAATCATCGCGATGCGGGCATGGCATGCCAGGCATGCGACCGACAAAAAGCCCGGATGGGACAACCCGCCGACTCCCGGCTATGTCGCGTTCCTGCTGTGGGGTGGCGCCCCTGGAGTGACATGGTCGGAGACTATTGCGGCACGGATGGAGCGGGCGGATCAGGAGGCGAGCTCATGATCATCGAGAGACGCGCGGCGCAGGGATCGCTCTCGAGCACGGCCGGCAAGCTGGTCGGCTATGCGTCCGTCTACGGCCCGCTCTCCGAGGATCTTGGAGGATTCCGCGAGCGCATTGCGGCCGGCGCATTCCAGCGCACCCTTGATTCGCGCGCCGATGTGCGAGCCTTGGTCAATCACGACTCGACGCTCGTCCTCGGGCGCAGGTCGGCCGGGACGCTGAGCCTGACCAGCGACACGACCGGCCTGCGCGTCGAGATCGATCCGCCAGCGACGACCTATGCGAACGACCTGAAGGAGCTCATCACGCGAGGCGATGTCTCGCAGATGTCCTTCGGATTTTTTGTCAATCGTGATGAGTGGATCGTCGAGAACGAGCAGCGTGTCAGGATCGTGCATGACCTCGAGCTGATCGAGGTGTCCGTCGTCACGATCCCGGCGTACCCGGACACCACGATCGCGCTGCGCTCGCGTGATCGCTGGGAGCAGGAGCTGGTGCTCCAGCGGCATCTGCGAGAGCGCAGGATCCGAGTGATGACGCTCGGCAGGAGGAGGACGAGATGAACGAACAGCAGAAGCTCCGCGCCGAGCGCACTCGGCTCGAGGGCGAAGTCAAGGCCATGCACACCGCGGCCGAAAACCGCGCCTGGACTCCTGAGGAGGAGGCCAAGGTGTCGGCCATCGAGTCACAGATCCAAAACATCGACTTCCGTCTGATGGCAATCGAGGAGGCAATGGACATGCCAGCTGAACAGCCCGAGGAGAGCAGCGTCGAAAAGAACAATCTGGATGAGAAGATCCAGGCCGAGGTCCGCAAGGCCGTAGAAAATCTTGCCATCTCGAGGAGGCGAACCATGCCCGCACCGATGATCGTCAGCGATCTGGATGACAAGCGCGCCGAGCGCGATCGCAACCTCGCCCTGCGCGCCTGGTTCCTGCGCAGCGAGGCGTCCAGCGAGGAGCTCGCCGCTGCCCGTCGTTGCCAGCTCGATCTGCGAAACACGCGCCTCCAATTGCGCGCGCAGTCGACCAGCACCACTGCTGGCGGCTACACGATTCCGCAGGGATTCCTTGCCGAGCTCGAAAGCAAGCGGCTGTTTTTCAACACCCTCCGCGGCGTCTCCCGTGTCATCCGCACCGAGACCGGCAATACCCTGCCGTTCCCGACCACCGATGACACTAGCAACCTGGCCAACCTGACGGCCGAGAACACGGCTCCCTCGGCGACCGACATCACATTCGGTCAGGTCAGCCTCGGTGCCTACAAGCTGGACAGCCTGGTTCAGGTGTCCAACGAGCTCCTGCGTGACAGCGGACTCGATCTCGCCAACGAGATCGCCGCCATCCTCGGCGAGCGAATCGGCCGCAAGGAAGCCGCGTTTTTCGCGACCGGCACCGGCTCGTCGCAACCTCAGGGCGTTGTCACCGGCGCGTCAGCCGGCGCGACCGCTGCCACCACGACGACCATCACCCTGGCGAACATCATGTCGCTGGTCAACTCGCTGGATTTCGCATACCAGCAGGGTGCGTCATTCATGCTGCATCAGAGCGTGTGGAACACGATCCTGCAACTGGCCGACAGCCAGAACAGGCCGCTGTTCCTCGACCTGATCAACGGCAACAGCCCGAGGCTCCTCGGCTACCCTGTCGTCGTCAACAACAACATGGCCAGCTCGATCGCCTCGGGCAATGTGACCATGCTGTTCGGTGACTTCTCGAAGTACTACATCCGGCAGGCCGGCGACCTCGAGATCATCCGCATGGATGAGCGATACGCCGACGCCTATCAGACCGGATTCATGGTGGTCGAGCGGGTCGATGCCAAGGTCGCGCAGAGTGCCGCGATCAAGAAGCTCACCCAGCCCACCACCACCACCACGACCGGGGCCTGATGATGGCTGTCCGTCAGGGCACGATTCAGAATCGTCGCGACGCGTCCGTGACAGTCTCGTTCGCGGGACTGGAACGGACGATCGCGATCATGCTGAATTTCAAAAAAGCCCTGTCGGCCGCGATCAAGCGCGCCGTGACGATGTCGTCGCGGCGCATCACCAACGACGCCCGGGCGCGTGTCCCGCAGCGCAAGAGATTCACCAAATACAACAACAAGCGCGTGCCCTATTACGGACAGACAGGAACGCTCAAAAAATCAATCGGATTCAAGGTGACCAAGCCGAGATACGCATCGTCGTCACCTCTGGCCCCGCTGATCTGGGTCGGAGTCATTGGCCCTCGCAAGGGTCGCAAATACTCGGGCGTCGCATTCAAGGCATACCACAAGCCTAAGCGCAAATCGATCGCGCAGCGCAATGTCTTGGTGCCCGTGATCCCGAAATACTATTCACACTTGGTCGAGCACGGACACACCCTCAAGATCTGGGGCAGCGGCAAAACCAAGCGCATCCCGGCGCGCCCGTTTCTCAAACCGGCACTGCTGGCCAATCAGGGCACGATCCTGCAGATGACACGCGAATCGCTCGACATCCAGATCGATAAGCTGATCAAGAAGGGCGACATCATCGTCGACACCGCGGAGGTGGCTGGATGAGCGTCCTCGGTCGGGCATGCAGGACATACCTCACCGGACGCACCGGCTACGCGTCCACGGTGCCTGGCGGCATCTCTCCCGAGATCGCGAATGTCGGCACCGTCATGCCGTATGTCGTCTATCAGACGATCACGACACAGCCCCAGATGTTGCTGGCCGGGACACCGGCCGTGTTCACGGAACGCGTGCAGATCACGGTCGTCTCGACAACCCGCGCCTCGGCGCAGGCTGTCGTCGACTGGATCAGGACGCAAGTGCAGGCGAATCCAGGCCGACAGACGGTCGGCTCTACGACGGTCCATCACTGGCGTATCGACGACGCGGCCGACCAGTCCGAGGTCGTCAGTGACGGGGATGATGAGGCGACTCGGATCTCCACGATCGAGCTGGTCGGTGTCTATCAGTAGGAGGTATCTGTCATGGCGTATGTCGTAGGTCCAAGCGCTTCGGCCGCATTCGCGACCCTTACCAACAGCACCACGGGCACCACCGCGGCACTGTCAGGCCTGATTTCGATCGCGGCGAATGCCCGCTCGATGTCGTTCGCTGATGTGACCGCACTATCGGATACGACCCTCCAGCGCATCCCGGTGCGCTCGGATCCAGGCACGGTGCAGCTCACGATATTCCTCGAGGACACCGTCACGGCCAGCAACCTATGGACGACCCTGAACACCAGGCGCACGGCCAAGACTCACACCAGGGTCACGGTCGATCTGCCCGGTGCCAACATCGACGGCCTGCTGATATATGATGGCTACATCAGCGAGATCAGCACGCCCGAGGTATCGGCCTCGGATGAGGCTCTCAGGTTCACGGTCTCGCTGCAACTCAGCGACAAGGATGTGTGACGATGGCCCTGACACGCGAACAGATACTCGGATCCTCACCGGCCCTGCGCGTCGAGCGCGTGCAGGTGCCCGAATGGGGCGGCGAGGTCTGCGTGCGTGAGATGACCGCGGGCGAGCGTGATCGCTGGGATGCGTGGCAGATCGATCATTCGGGCCCCGACAGGTTTAACGACCTGCGGGCCCGACTGCTCGTCACGGTACTCTGCGATGAGTCTGGCGCTCGATTGTTCAGCGACTCGGACATCGAGCAGATCACACGCATGCCGGCCGGCATCATCACCAGGATCTGGTCGGTCGCTGTCGATCTCGCCGGCATGACCGGAGAGCCGGAAAAAAAGTGATTTCGGACCCGGTGCGCCGGGTCAAGTTTCGACTGGCTGCTCTGCTCGGCATGACCGTGGGGGAGCTCGAAATGCGCATGAGCGCCCGCGAGTTTTCTGAATGGCTCGAGCTCCTGAGGATCGATCCGTGGGGCCCATATCGCAGCGACCTCCAACACGCGCTCACGGCATGGTCGCCACTCGCCGCGGCGGGTGGCAAGGCCAAGGTCGAGGACTTCCTGCCGATTGATCGCAACGAGGACTGGCGCAAGGCCAAGCCGGCGTCGATCGATGATCTGATCAGGGAGACGGGAGCCAAGATCATGAGGAGGCCGAGCTGATGGCGAACATCGCCAACATGGCCGTTAAGATCGGATTCGATGGCGGGCAGGCGCTTGCCGGATCGGCTCAGATCAGTGACGCCCTGCTCAAGGTCGCCGACTCCGGCAACAAGGCCGCGAAGGCGATGAATGCCCTCGACCTCAAGAAACTGCACGCGGCCGAGGCGACTCGGGCGGCTCGCATGCTGATGACCGCAGGAGAGATCGAAAAGGATATCGCGAGGGAGAGACTTGAGGAGCGCCTCAAGGGCCTGAATGCGTTGGAGAGGCAGGAGGTGCTGGCCGCTGAGAAACTCAAGGCCCGATTGATGAAAATGTCGGCAGCCGATATCGAGCGCGAGCTATCGGCGACCAGGAGAGCCGAGCGCCTCAAGGGTCTGAACGCTCTTGAGCGTGAGGAACTGATCGCATCGGAAAAGCTCAAGGCTCGACTGGCAAGCATGACGGCGAGGGAGATCGAGCAGGACATTGCCCATCGTCGATTACAGGAGCGCCTCAAGGGCCTGAACGCCCTCGAGCGCGAGGAGCTGCTGGCGGCAGAACGAACCAAGGCAAAGCTGATGGGGATGAGCGCTCGCGATATCGAGCGTGAGATGGCCAGCACACGCATGCGGGAGCGAATGAAGGGCCTGAACGCCCTCGAGCGCGAGGAGCTGCTGACAGCCGAGCGCACCAAGGCTCGACGCATGCGGATGAGCTCGGATGAGATACGCGCCGAGATCGCAGCCGAGCAGATGAAGTCGCAGGCGGCGAGAAGATTTGAGGGCCTCAACGCCCTCGAGAAACAGCGGCTGATGCAGGAGGATGCGAAACGAGCGCGGCGCATGGGTATGACGGCGACGCAGATCGAGCGCGACATCCAGGGCGAGCAGATGCGCGAGCGCCTCAAGGGCCTCAACGCTCTCGAGCGCCGCGAGGTGATCGAGGCCGAGCGCAAAAAAATGCGCCGCATGCGCATGACGGCCGAGCAGATTCAGGCCGAGATCGCCGCCGAGGAGAAGGCGCGACAGGCCGCGCCCAAGACCTCGCTATTCGAGCGGATCGGGATCAAGGGGCTCGCCGATGCCAAGGCCGGCCTCGAGATGATTCGCGGCATCATGCAGACATTCGTGATGGTTCCAGCCCATGCCGCATTCAGCGTCATGCAACTCGGCAGCCAGCTGGAGAACATGCAGACGATCGCCCGAGGGCTCGAGACGCGTGTCGGCGGCGGTGCCGACTCAATCGAGCGCCTGCGCAAGATCTCGACCGGGACGGGCGCGCCACTCGAAACGCTGAACAAGGGGATGCTCAACCTGTCGGCCTCGGGCATGAGCATCGAGGACGCGACACGCTCAATCGAGAAAACGGCCAACGCCATCACGCTGCTCGGCGGGACAGCCGAGGCCGCGGACATGGTGACGGGAGCGATCGGCTCGCTGCGCGAGAGCGCCATCGCCAATGAGGGCCCGCTGCGCCAGCTCCAGGCATCTGGCCTGAATGTGTTCGGTGCGCTCCAAAAGGAGATCAGCAGGGCGACAGGTCAGGCCGTCTCGCTCGATGAGGCGATGGCCATGCTGCGTGACGGATCGGTGCTGTCGAGCACGGCGATCAGGGCGATTTTCACGGCGAGCGAGGATGCCGCGGGCGCGGCCGAGCAGGTCGGCAACTCGTTCACGGGACAGTTCCAACGCCTGACGGCCGGATTTACCGAGATGCTGCGCGATATCGGCCAGCAGCTCTTGCGCCTATTCGAGCCCGAGAAGGCATTCGCCGCCCTGCGTGGCGTGTTCGACGGGATCATGGAGTCGGTGCGAGAGATCGCCTCGGCATTCGCTCCTGTCCTCGATCCTGCCGACAAGGGCAAGCAACTCAAGGACCTGTTCGATTCCGGTCGCGAGGTTGGCAAGACCCTCGGCAAGGCCCTGATGGAGGCCGCGGCGACATTCAAGGAATTGATGACAGCATTGCTGCCTAACCTGAAATCGATCCTGACCGAGATGCGCAACCTGACACCTGGTCGCGCCGGACTGGCTGTCGCCAGGGCAGGCATCGGGATCCCGTTCGAGGCAGGCAAGGATATTGGCCGTCAGATCATGCGGGACATTGACAAGGGATTCGGCCTCGGCATCGCCCCTGGTGGCAATCTCGATCAGATCATCAGGGAGACCGAGATCCTGCGAGAGAAACTTGGTGGCGGCAAGTTCGCCGGCGGTGCCGCGGCAATGGGAGATTTCGGCGACGCCATGGAGGAGGTCGTCGATGACACCGAGGCATTCGTCGCCGAACTGATCAAACAGACCGAGGACATGAAATTGGCGAATGCCAGCGTCGAGCGCATGCGTCAGGAGGCGCTGCGATCGAGCATGACGGACGCGGAGAAATTCGGCGAGCTGATCACGGCGGTCGACACGAAACTCAAGCAGGCGAGCGCCGCGAGCGAGGGCCAGCAGGCCCTGCTGCGAGAGGCCCTCGGCAGGCAGGTCGGCGCTCAGATCCAGTCGGCGATTCAGAAATTCAGGCAGCAGCAGCAGGATCTCCCGTCGGCGCTCGTCGCCGGATCCGCGGCCGAGGTCGAGGCCCGCATCAGGGCCGAGCGCGGCATGCGCACCAACGAGGAGGAGGTGCTGGCCGCTCTCGAGGAGCAGACACGCCAGGGTCAGGAGCAGACGGCGGCGCTCAATCAGCTTGTCGCAATCGCCGCCGCCAATGGCAAGGCCCCGGCGACGCTGGTGCTGCCGAAATAGGAGACAGGAACAGTGGCATACACGATGTTCTCCGAGGTGCATGCTGGACGACAGGCGACTGTCGACGCCAAGTTCAACCGCACCTATCAGCGTGTGTTTCTAGTGCGCACCGATTCGGCGACATATGGCCCGTATTACGCCGGATC